AAACTAAAAGCCCAGGTCAGAGCCTTTATTTTATTTTGAATCTGTTGAATAGAATCCTGAACCTTTGAAGATAATACTGGGAACACTTGAGTACACCTTTCTCATCGCTTCACCACAAAAGCTGCAATCCAGGTCATGTGGTTCGCTTATAGATAATTCTTGGTCATAAATAGACAAGCTTTCACACTTATCATTTTGACATTGAAACTCATAAACTGGCATTATCGAGTTTCTCGCATATAGGGCACTTAAAGCCTTTCATAATGGTATTGCCGCAATGACAATAACTAGGCTCTAATTGTACCGACTTAACCGGCATATCGGCGTAACCGGCTTTAAGGAGTATTTGCACCAACGTCTGCAAATCTGTAAAAGCGAGGTAGTGTATGGCATCCTCACCCTGTCCATTCATTCTACAAACTACGAAACTCGGCTCTCCGCTTTCGCTACCGCGTTTCTTTGATTGACGCAAATACTCCACTGGATTGAATGAAGACCTTGCCTTCACTTCAATGTCCATAGGGATATTCACTATGTCTTTTCCAGCGCCGCGACCAACAGCTGCGCCGTGCCACCACTGAGATAAATACTCAGCTACAACACGCTCCGTTCGCAGCCCTCGGTCTTTCCGATGACGTGACATGGATTAGGTCATGCCTTGCCAGCGGAATTAATTGTGCTACATTTTTCGCATGTCCACTCATGCTTGAGGTAGCGCTCTCTTATTTGCTTAGCATTAGGAAATTGATTACATAACTGGCATAGCAGCTTATAACCTAACTCCTCTAATATCTCTGCATTAGCTCTTAGATTAGCTTCTTGCTCTGGCGTTGGAAATGTCTCCCACTCGCCATCTTGATTGAGAAATTGTAAGTGTCCCATTAGTCCAGCTCTTTCATAGCCCTGAGCAAATCCTCAGCCTTGATTAGATAGCCCCTACTTTTGTTGGGCTCTATGTCGCATGTGATTGCTCTACCGAATAGTTGCACCGCGTATTTAACGTGGTTAGTAGGGACAAATATGACCCCAGATTCTAGGACAAATGCCCAGTACTCAGCTTTAGTAACTGTTAGACCAGATGCTTCCCATGATTCTGAAGCGTTATACCAGCACTCAACCTCAACGAAGATGTTGCCTGTTGTCCACCATTTGCGGTCTCGCTTTACTTCAACTCTTTTGCCACCGGTTAAGAGCTCATCTACTAAACTCTCGCCAGCTAATCCGAATGAGTAATCTAAGTCAAAGTCGGATAAATTCATTTGCGCTTACCCCACGTGCCATCTGACTTTATTTCATACCAAATCGGCTCGCATCTCTCCGCATCACCAAGAATATGATTCATGCAGCGCCAATGACCCCAAGTTTTACCAGCTTTTGATACTCCAGTTTTCCATACCATATCGCCATGCTGGCAACGCTGTATGTCCGTATCCGTCGTGCCACCAAGAATCGATTTGACCGTGTCTACGGCTTGCTCCATAGTCGCTACTGGCGCTGTTGTCTTGATTGTCCACGGGTCAGATTCTACAGGCACTGGCACATATTCTTGAGAAGTCTGAGCCATCTTAGCCTTTACTTCTTGAATGTTAGCCTTTACCTTAAGACTGGCATTTACTTTTGCAGCTTCTTCTCGGCTTATAGATTTCTTCTCAGTGCCGATGTCGGCGTTTTTACAAGCAACCCCAATCGACGAAGTCTCGCAATTCTCGAGTGCAAAATCCCGATTGACTCCCCTCTCTGCAGTGATTTCCCTTGCATAGCCTGTTGAAAAAGGAAACTCGTCCGCATCATCTCGGTAGAGCTCAGCCTTAAATACGACTCGATTGGCGTCCTCATGGATAAGTGCCGTGATGATTCTGCCCATCGGGAACATTTGTCTAAAGGTTTTAATTCTTTCTGCAACCGTAGTGTATTCATCAAGATTGAACATTAGTCAAGCTCCTCACTGAGAGCAAGCTCTCCGGCGATTGCGCCATACCCGAGTAGGTCAATCCAGTGGTCAAGCACGTATGGGCTTTCCTGAGTACGACTAATCTTGACCAGCTGCATAATGACTGCGACCTGATAATCGTGTATTGGCATTTCAAGATAAGCTGATAAGAGCATGCCTGTACGGCGCAAGTTGTCTTTAACGTCACCGTGCGTTGCATTGCGGACTTTGATTGTGTCTCCGGCGGATTGTAAAATTTCATTTGCGTCCATAATTTTCCCTAGCCTTTTCAAGATTCTCGTAGTAATAGCGAACAGCCTTACGACCATTTACGTAGCCATTAGCATAGCCGGAGCGGTTGCCTAACCAAAAGGCAAATACCACTAGCGCCAGTGTAATTATTTGAGCTATAGACATTAGTTGGCTCTCCATTCGATTGACTCGTATGTAGTAGTCATGCACCATTCGTCCATAACGGTATCAAAAATTACTGCATATTCCATATCAAACGCTTTAATGATATTGCGAGCTTCAATCAAATATGTGTAGTCGTCAAACCAATATATGTATTTGTGGTCAAAAGTAATGACCCCAGAAAATCGGTCATCTTCGCATTGCTCGCCCCATGTAGCTTCGTCCCACTTCATTGAAGTGCTAGACAGGCGTTCAAAATCTATTTCCATCTCGGTGTAAAGCTCTGACATTTTTGACATTTTTTACTCCTAATCTTGAGCTACGGATTAGCTCGTTAGGAATAGATTACACGCCACGCAACAAACAGCCACCCTTTTTTGATAACGATTTGATAACGATTTGGGATGGGTCTTCGTCCTCAAAGTAGGGAATCCCGAGCTTAGCGGGGACGTCCATAACGCTTCCCATGCACCATAAACGTGCCATCCTTCTCAATATAGATAAGGTCAATCTGTACGCCTTTAGCGTCCTCGGTGATGATAGAAATGGACTGTTGCCAGTTAGCCGTCCCACGGGTATAGTGAGCCGCTTTTAGGTTCATGAGGTGTCCACTGTCAACTCCCCTGTGAACACGTCTTAAAACCCCATTGGAAGCCTCTGAGAAGGCACTCTGACCGGCTCTATGCGTATGCCCACAAATGACATTGAGCCCCATTTTGCGAGCATGAGTCAGGGCAGTCATCCCAGCGTGCGGACTTATGCTCCCTTCGTCTCCGTGTATCGCTATCCAGCCCTTAGCTATCGGGTAGGGATTTTTGTGATACAGAATCCCAATCTCATCGAAGCGCATAAATTTCTCATAGCGCAACTCGGGCAAGGCTAGAAAAGCTGGTATCTTGCGCATGATGACGTTATACAATCTATCCGTGTGATTGCTACGGGTGACGTGCGCTTCTTTAGCGTGCTCGGTCAAGTCCCAGAGAATCTCTACAGCTTGCTCCCTATCTTGATGGAGAGTCTGCTCAAACCAACCCAGCTTGCCTTCTTCCCATTTTGAAATCATAGGCAGGTCAAGCTCATCACCTAAAATTACTACTGAATCCGGCTTGAAAGCTTTGATAAACGCGGTGACGTTTCTGACCGCTACCTCATCATGGTAGGGAATCTGAAGGTCTGGGACTACTACCGTCCGCTTAATCGTCATCTTCCTCATAATCATTGCCGCTTATCTTTTCAATCGGCTTAACAGGCAGAATCCAATCGGGAAAAGATTCCTTTTCGAGAATTAACCAAAAGGCAGTTTCGGCTGAAAACCCGGCACGTCTTAGGGATTTGTAATACTCATGCAGACTAATACAATAAGCGTCCAGAGCAGAATAAGTCTCAAGGTCTATCGCCTTCTTTACTCTCGTAACAGGTTTTCTAGCTGCCATGATTTTATTTTCCCTTAACTAGTAGCTCCAACATGGCTTCAACACGCACTAAGCGGTCATTCATTGATGAGCCTGAATTGGGCTTAAGCTCGCTTAGGTAATGCTTAATCATAAACTGGACATACGCAGCCACGCCGCCGAGAACTGTCACTACTCCTACGGCAAGCGCCGCGTAATCCTGTGTGCTCATTTCTTAGGCGTTGCGTATCCAAATACGCCGGCTACTACTGCACCTAGAATCGAGCGGTAATTAAGGTCAAAGTTTGAGGTAGTGCCCCACACTGCAAGAAAAGCGCCGATAGACATTACATAAGGGTTTTTAATGTTCATTTATTTATTTCCTTCGAGTAGTGGGATATTAAATAATGAGCCGTCCGTATCGCCCTTGCTCGTAAAACTAAAATGTGCGTGATGGCGGTGCTGATTAGCCCCCACATATTTACGCCAAACCCAAGACTTCTTCGGGCTGGCAATAAAACCGTCAAATATGATGTAGGCAATTCTGCCACCGTCTCTTTTAGATTTGGCAAGTAATCGAAGTTGGTCGACAAGGTAAGGCATTTCGTCAGGCTTCGGTACTCCATGTAAATCCCTGTCAACGTCAATCGCTCGTACAACATTGCCACTAGTAGCGTCTGGTATATGGTCAGACTTACCAGCTGCGACATGTCTTGCATCCGCAATCCACCCGTCTGA